GCCGTCTAACGTTATCGTTTTCGGTTATGTGCCTGTAAGTTTCAAGCAGATCAGGATTGTCGCGGAAGTATGCATACACTTCCTCCTTTTTGAATCCATATTGGTCAAGGGTATCATCCTCCTCTTTACCCATTAAATAATCAACAGATACACCGAGGTAATCTGCGATCTTCGATAATTTGTCATACTTCGGCTGTGATTTGCCTTTTTTCCATTCAGAAAAGACTGCTGCATTTATGCCAGTTTCTTTAGCCAAACGGTAAAAAGTAAGACCCTTTTTCTTTAATAGATCCTCAAGAATTTCGTACATTAGATCACTCCTAAACTGTTTAGAAAAACAAAATTAAAAAATCTGATTGACATTTAGAATAATCTAATGTAATATTTAGACAGTTAGAAAATTCTAAATAAAAGGTGTGCTGATATATTTGATTTGACACTTTAAATATACCATCGAAAATCCTAAATATCAAGAATTTCCTAACTATTAAATAAGAAAGAGGTGATATTTTGTACAACAAGTTTGCTCAACTTCTCGAAGAAAGAGGTATTACTGCCTATCGAGTTGCCAAAGAAACAGGATTAAATTCTACCGTATTTACTGATTGGAAAAACGGTAAATCAAAGCCCAAAGTCGATAAGCTGAAAATCTTAGCCGATTACTTCGGCGTCCCGATTGATTACTTTTTGGAGTGAGGTGATGTATGCACGAAATCGGGTTTGTTTTATCGCTGATTAGATGCTTTCTTCTAATGGCTCTCATTGTGTGCTTATTCATGATGGTGCATAAAAGAACCGGATTAACAGACCGGCTCTCTGAACTAGAAGTCAAAGTAAGCTGTCTCTACAAAATGCTGGTCATCTACTTGATCGGCATTATCCTAGAAATTTTGATTCAAGTTTTTTAAGGAAGCGAGGTGAAAGAGTGAACCAACGTCTTGCTTACACTGCTGAGGAAGCTGCTGAAGTGTTGGGGGTGACTTACGATAAATTTTGCTTTTGGGTAAGGCAAGGTCTTATCACAGGAATTAAAGTAGGAACAGGAAGCATCTATGCAGAAAACGAACTTCAACGCTTTCTTGATGAAAACAAAGGTAAGTGCTTATCCAGTTCAGATCATTGCAAGATCGCAATGATACAGCAAAATAAAGGGCTCCCCGGTGGCACCCGGAAAGCCCAAAGATGAATCCCATTGCAAAAGATTCATCTCTATTTTATCACAAGCGCTTGAGCTTGTGAAGGAAGGGAGAATTAAATGAAAAAGTATCGGCTTAGACGCCCGGCCCTAGTAGTCCTCACAGCCGCAATCACTGCCGGGGTGACGCTCAACCTGCCGGCCGCGGAGGCTGAGACACCTGCACCGCAGACGGTGACCGTGATCGATCTCTACCAGCCCGATACGCCGCCGGCTTACACTGCTGACATGGATATCAGCTGGCATGAGTGGCAGCCAACTGGTAAGGCTTCCGGGGTTGTCCCGGTAGCATTGCTGGAGCTGGCAGAGGAGTACCAGATCAGTCCGATTTATGCGACAGCGGTGTTTGTCCTTGAGACCGGCTGGGGCAGCTCGTCGGCATGGCTGACCAAGCATAATCCGGCCGGCATCCGGTGCGGATTCAGGTATTGCAAATATGACACGGCCACAGAGGGCCTCAGACGCATGTTTGAGATCATGCAAGATTATTACAGCAACGGCCTAACCACAGTGGATCAGCAACGTTCCTTGTGGTCAGAGGCCGAGGATACAGATTTAATTGTCCAGCTCATGTGTCAGCTGGCAGGAGGAGAACAAAATGGAATTCAATAAACCAACAATCCACATGGAGCTTGATGGATGCAAGGTTAAAGGATATATGACCGGGCAAAAGCTGGATTTGTTTATTATGATGGCTGCCGTCGCTGATTTTGCGAGACAAGAGTTAACTGAGGATGAAATTATAAACGCTGTTTCATCCGGATTGGCAAAAGCACACGATGAAAAATGTCGAACATGTGAATGCAGTGACGATGAATCCTTTAAGAATTTAGCGGAGGTACTAATTAAAGAGGTATTCGGCAATGACAAGAGTTGAAGATCAGCTTTGGCGACAGGAGCAAAATTTCCATTACAGCGCCGGCTGTCAAATGCAATCGGAATTTGAATTGGCTTACGAATGCGATTGCGGTCATTCCTGTGAAACTGGTGAAGAACACAAGGTATTCGGGGGAACGATGTGTCCAAATTGTTACTCGAAATTTGTAGAAAACCTTCGTAATGAATGCTCACAAATAATTCAGACAAAGTTTGAAAAAGAAGAAATTGAAATTATGTGCGAAGAAGGGATCCTGGGGAATGTCTAGGAAAAGAAATTCCAATGTAATTAAGCTTAAGATCCCAGGAACCAGAGAAGAATGGCTAAAAGACAGAAACAAAGGGATTGGCGGAAGTGATGCAGGTTCTGTGCTTGGACTGAATCCTTGGAAATCAGCATATACGCTGTGGTGTGAAAAGACAGAAAAAATCACTAATGATACAGATAATGAAGCAATGCGACAAGGACGTGATTTAGAAGAATATGTGGCATATCGCTTCGTAGAAGAAACAGGTAAGAAAGTTAGAAAATCTAACTTTAGTTATCAGAGAAAAGATTATCCATTCATGCTGGCCAATGTTGACCGGATAATTGTTGGAGAAAATGCAATTTTAGAGTGCAAAACTGCATCCGCTTTAACGAAGGTTCAATATAAAAAAGGCGAGATACCAGATAACTATTATGCTCAATGTGTTCATTACATGGCAACAACAGGTGTTGATCGAGTGTATATAGCAATTCTCGTTCTTGGCAAAGGTTTTTATTGGTATGTTGTCGAACGTGACGAAGAAGCAATCAACGCCTTGATATCAGCTGAAAAGACATTCTGGGATTATGTTGTAAATGATGAAGAACCGCCTGTTGATGGATCTGAATCGACATCAAATGCCCTTCTGCAACGCTACCCGGAAGGATACGGCGCAATAGATTTGTTCGGAAGAGAAGAAATTATCAGTTCGATTAGGGATCTCGAAAATTCGAAGAAAAGTATAGAAAAACAAATAGATAAGCTTAAAAACGAACTGAAGAAAGATCTTGGTGATCATGAATATGGACAGACCAATAACTTCAAAGTTTGTTGGAAAACAGCAAAGCAAAATCGAATTGACGCTGAGACGCTGAGGAAGAAATATCCAGATATTTACTCTGAGTGTCAAAAAGAAATTTCGTTCAGAAAATTTGAAATAAAAGAGGAGGATTATGAACAATGAATGGTCAGACAGTAAACAATAAGGCTACATCTATTACCAAAGCGGCAGAAAGTGCTGTGGAAGGTAAAAAGAACGGAAACATTACATTAAAAGATTATGTTGTTTCCATGCAAGGAGAAATTGCCAAGGCTTTACCTAAAGTAATGACGCCGGAAAGATTTACACGCATTGCGTTATCAGCAATTTCTTCCAATAAAAAATTAGCAGAATGCACGCCTCAATCATTCTTGGCCGCCATGATGAATGCAGCTCAACTTGGGCTTGAACCAAACACGCCACTTGGCCAAGCATACTTAATTCCGTATAAATCAGCTTGTACTTTTCAGTTAGGTTATAAGGGCTTAATTGATCTTGCTTATCGAAGCGGAGAGGTCAAAACGATCATGGCTCAAACTGTTTACGAAAATGACGAATTTGATTTCGAGTTCGGCTTAACACCGAAATTACATCATGTTCCTGCAAAATCTAACCGTGGAAATCCGGTTTGGTTCTACGCTGTATTCAAAACTGTAAATGGCGGTGAAGGCTTCGAAGTTATGAGCGTAGAAGATGTTAAAGCACACGCTAAAAAATATTCAAAATCTTATAGTGATGGCCCGTGGCAAACAAACTTTGAGGAAATGGCGAAGAAAACGGTACTTAAGAAAGCTCTGAAATATGCGCCTATAAAAACTGAATTTGTTCGTCAGATTGAAACTGATGAAACTATTAAATCAGATATTTCCGATGATATGACTTTAGTTCCTAACGAGAATGAAATCTATGAAGCGGAAGTTGAAAATGAATATTCGGTAGATCAAGAAACTGGAGAAGTGAAGGGAAAAGCGGCGGACCAGCCGAGCCTGCTGTAAGAAGGGAGAAAAATAATGATTGTTACAGATAGAGAAGTGTTAAAAAACAACGGCGCAGAAACCATTCTTTCGGATCCAGAATTGATCGATGGTTTCTGTGATGAACTCGCGACGGTTCTACAGAATATTGACGATCCACGAACAAATCCAACAAAGCCAAGAAAAATCATTATTGAGTTTGAAATCTCGGCAACATCTAATAAAGAAACGATTGCGATTTCTGCCAGTACGAATTCAAAAATCGTAAAAAAAGAGATTGTTAAAGACAGAATGGATATCACGAGATCGATCGACGATGTTGGACGTCTAATCAAATACAAAATGACTGAGGTAAAAACTGAAGCGCCTGGACAAGCTGACTTGTTCGGAGGCGAAGAACCTCAATCAAAGGAAATTAACATCATGTTCTCAGAAGCCCCAGACAAGACTTCTGAGAACGATTTAGACAAAGCCAGCAAAGAACACACAGATGAAGAAAACATCGAAAATTTGGCTGTTTCTGGCGGTGACAATCGCGATGATGAAGATAATTAGCTTCGTTGTTCCCGGCGAACCGAAAGCAAAGGCGAGACCCAGAGTTACACGCTCTGGGATCGCCTACACTCCTAAAGATACGATTAATTATGAGAATTTGGTAAGGCTGTCATTCCAAACGGCATACCCGTATCACACGCCAGTGCAAGGTAAGGTTAAAGCGGAAATTATCGCTTATTTCAGTATCCCTAAATCAGCATCTAAACGTAAAATGGCATCGATGGTTTTAGGCGAGATCAGTCCGATGAAGAAACCAGATCTCGATAATATCGCAAAAATCATTCTTGATAGTCTGAATCAAATCGCATTTAAAGACGATAGTCAGGTAACCAGCTTGAGGGTGGAGAAAGTCTATTCGGAAAGGCCTTGTGTTGAGGTTCGCTTGGTGATGGAGGAGTGACAATTAGGAGGTAATAGGTGTGGCTGGATACATTAAAATACATCGCAAATTAAAGGAGTGGGAATGGTACGGTGACACCAACACAATGCGCGTTTTTCTCCACCTTCTGTTGTCTGCAAATTGGAAAGAAACGAGGTTCAAAAACGAGAAAATTGGTCGAGGAGAATGCGTCACAAGTTTAGCAAACTTATCTAATGACTTAGGTTTAACGCAATCGCAGATTAGAACAGCGTTAAATCACATGGAAATGACAAACACAATCACAAACCGACGATTCTCAAATTACCGCATTATAAAGGTAGAAAACTTCGATCTGTATCAAGCGAATGACATACCTGAAGACAGACCTTTATCAAAAGATTCAGCAGACTTATCAACGGATGTTCAACAGACTTGTGACGAAAGTTTAGCGACTGCTTTAGCAACATCAAAAGAATATAAGAATTTAAGAAGTAAAGAAGTAAAGAAAGAAGAAGTAAAAACATATAGGTCGCTTGTCGATGAATACACGCCTGATCTCACTCTAAGAAAAGCCCTTGACGATTTTGTCGGAATGAGGAAAGTCATGAAGGGCTTTACCGTCAGGGCGTTGGAGCTTGCGCTTAAAAATCTGGACAAGCTGGCTCAAGACGATCAGACAAAAATAATGATCGTTAATCAGACTATTGAGCGTGGATGGAAAACATTTTACCCACTTAAGCAGAAAAGCACTTATACATCACATCGGCAGGACGTGCTACCGGATTACTACCAACAGATGAAATCCGGATCGGAAAAAGAAACCGCAGAAGAAACGGATTTTGATCGTAAAGAATTCGAGGAAATCCGCCGCAAGTTAAAAGAACAGGAGAAGTAGAGATGGAAAGAAAATATTACGAAATCAACGAAGCTGCAGCTCGCAGGTCAAAGAAAATGATGTCCTTTGATGATTATCGCGATGGAAGTGCAACAGCGGCTTATCAGTGGGAAGTGGAACAAATATACCAATTAGCTGAGAAAGTGGCTGAGAGACGGCCAGACGCCGCTGAGAAAGCGGAGAAATTAGCCGATCAGTATGCTAAGTTGCTTGCAGATCACCACAATACCAATTTCCAGATTGATCAGATGTGTCCGTCGGTGATGATCGCAGGACCGGCTAAATTTCCAGTGAGAAAAAAAGAAAGGCAGAACCAAGCGCGGGATCGGAATCGAGAGAAATACGAGCGGTGCAAAGAAATCGAAGATAAAATCAGAAATCTGCTAAATGGTAAGGAAGTCATAACCGCCGGCGATCCGGAAGCCATAGAAAAGCTGAAAAACAAGCTGGCGAATCTTGAGCAGGCGCAGGAAACCATGAAGGCAGTCAATGCCTTTTATCGCAAGTATAAAACGCTGGACGGTTGCCCTAATTTACCTTTAGAAGAGCTGGAAAAACTGAAAATATCTTTGGACATCAATTGGCGCGCAGACCCGAAGCCGTTTGAAAGTTGGGCTTTATCCAACAACAATGCGGAAATCCGGCGTGTGAAAGAGCGAATCAAGAATCTGGAGGAAGTGAAAGCCCGGCCTGCTGACACAAAAGAGTATGACGGATTTTCGGTTGTCGAAGACCCCGAAGCAATGCGGATCAAACTGCTATTTGAAGATAAACCTTCGGCAGAAATCCGCGACATCCTAAAAAAGAATGGTTTCCGCTGGTCGCCACGGGCGAACGCCTGGCAAACGCAGCTAACCAATAATGGACGTTATCGGCTCGAGCGAGTGCTGAAGGAGCTGGAAGCGTGCTGATGGTTTACCGTCTACGCCGTTATCCGCACCTGGCGCCGTCTTACATCGTGTGCAGTAACGCTGTGGAGGGCTTGCGACTCGTAAGCGGAGCGCTGAAACTACAAGAAACAGAGATAGAAGTGATCGGGATGATCCCGTGGGAAGGAAAATAAGAGAAAATGGGGAATAAAATTTCCACAATTTCGGAAGATCAGTACCAACACAATATACCGTTGGTAAGAGAATACATCCGGAACAAAGAGATGTACAACCGAGACTTCGCGAAGCTCTGCGGTGTAAATAATTCTACAATGCAAACGATTCTTGCTGGTCAGTTCAGAGGTACGATTAACACTTGGCAAAAAATCAAGCAGGCAGCAAAGCTGGATATACAATTTGACGATAAAATTGCATCGCAAATTCCGACAAAGCAAAGCCGAGAAGATGAGTTTATAAAAAACTACCTCATCAAACACCTGACCGTATTCGGAAATGTGTATGTTAACGCAAAACGTATCAAATGGCTTGGAGGGCCGAAGAAAGTGCTGGATATACTCCAAGCGTTTGGACTTGATTGCGAATTTTCCGAAGACGAAAAAGGAACAAAGTCAATTATCAAAATAAGGGAGAAATAAAAATATGAGCTTAATTAAAATCAACGGAGATATCGACGGAATCCGTGAAACAACATACGAAGAAGCCAAAATTTGCTACGACAACGGGAAAACCGTTTACACACTCAATTTCAGCGGTGAAAAGGAAAGTGCTGGTTTTATCGCTATTAGAAAATCCGATGGTATGTCGCTGTTTAAAAGCACGTCGCTTTCGTACTTTGTTGGAATTGATGATGTCATGATCGTTACGCGACATGACAATTTGATCAGATTATATCGTTCACTGGGTATTCAAGCTCCAGTCAAAAGTTTCATCCGACCAGTAGAGGTAACGAATAAAATTGTTTTTGGAGAGTTGCCGTTTTACATCATTCCAAACTGTACGGCATTCTATCACGCTCAATTCGATCACAATCCTAAAACGATCGATGATTTAACCTCGGAGGAATTATGTGGAAAGGTGAGGTCTATTAAGAGATATGTTTGTCAATCTGATGATGCAAACATCGGAGAGGAGGCTTGGAGATGAGAATGAACAAAATTAAAAGGTACATTATTGGAGAGCACATTGATTCTCCAGGTAGATATTTTTATTGGAGATTGCCGGATAACATATCCTATATTCATAAGACAGATCGCGAAACAGCTGATTTGGCTATAGTTGAAAACATGAATGGTGTTGCTTTAGTGAAAATTATTGGATGTGCAGGGATTTTCGGCGAATTTCCTTATGGTCATAAGAAAGTCTTACAGTTGATTGTAAGAGATGGATGGGACATTAACCAGTATAGAAAAAATTCATTACCATTTTAAGGAGGGATTAAGAATGATAAATCGAATTGTTCTTGTAGGGCGTTTAACGCGCGATCCAGAGATTAAAAAAACACAAAACGGACTTTCCGTTGCCGACTTCACAGTAGCTTGCGATCGCCGGTACTCTGGCGGTGATAGAAAGGATCGCAAAGCTGATTTTATTAACTGTGTGGCTTGGCGACAATCTGCGGATTACCTCGGCCAGTATGCTCATAAGGGCGCGATAGTTGGAGTTGAAGGAAGATTGCAGATTGATAACTATGATGATAAAGATGGCCGGCGAGTTTATAAAACAACCGTTCAATGCGATAACGTTAAGCTTATTTCTGGCTATGGTAATCAAGAGCATTCTGCAACTCAAAAAGCAGATTCTGACGCATCTTTTGAGGAGTATATGAGAGATGCGCCGGCATTAGAAATCAGCTCGGATTATTTTCCATTTTAGTTGAGGCGAAATAATGAAATGCGAAAATTGCGGTAAAGAAGTAAATACGTTGTTAATAAATAAGTTCAACCAAGATGGATCAGATGATGAAAAAAGAGAAACAATCCTTTGTCCTAACTGTAAAAAATATCCGTTCAAAGATAAAGAAATCCAGGAATACGAAATTGTAAGGCTGGTAATGTTCAAAAGCAAAGAAAATGAAGGAAGTTATTGGTGGATGAATTACAAGCTTGATGTGAGGACGAATTTATGAAAAATAATCCTACAATCTTTGATGAACTTATTGTTGATAATTTTGCAGGGGGCGGAGGTGCCAGTACAGGTATCGAAATGGCCTTGGGAAGATCCGTTGACATTGCAATAAACCATGATCCGGAAGCAATACGAATGCACAAAACAAACCATCCATTCACTGAACATTATTGCGAATCAGTATGGAATGTTGATCCAGTAAAGGCTTGTTCCGGTCGACCGGTGGGGCTGGCGTGGTTCAGTCCTGATTGTAAGCATTTCAGTAAAGCAAAAGGAGGTAAACCGAAAGATAAAAATATTCGAGGGTTAGCGTGGGTTGCACTGCGTTGGGCAGGAACAGTCAGGCCGCGGGTAATCATGCTTGAGAATGTAGAGGAATTTAAAACTTGGGGACCGCTTAATCGCCGGCATCATCCAATAAAAGCAAAACAGGGACAGACATTCAAAAAATTTGTAGGACAACTTGAAAAACTTGGTTATGAGGTTGATTTCAGGGAACTTGTAGCGGCTGACTATGGTGCACCAACAATGCGCAAGAGATTCTTCATGATTGCTCGATGTGATGGAAAACCTATAACATGGCCAGAGCCAACTCATGCTCCAGCGTATAGCTTAGAAGCAAAATCAGGGAAGTTAAAACCTTATGTCGGTGCCTACACTCAAATTGATTTTAGTTTACCCTGCCCATCGATATTTGATTCTGCCGAAGAAATAAAAGAAAAGTACGGTATTCGTGCGGTCAGACCGCTGGCGGATAAAACCATGAAAAGAATTGCCAAGGGAATAAAGAAATTCGTGCTAGAAAATCCTAAGCCGTTTATTATCCAGTGTAATCATAGCGGTGAACGTCGACCACAAAGTATCCAGGAGCCTATGCCAACAATAACTGGAAAACATGGGTATGGGATAGTTTCACCTTTGCTGATCCAATATCATTCCGAAACTTCTTTTTCTGAGGTTAGAGGTCAAGAACTTAAAGATCCGATCATGACAGTAGATGGTTCAAATAGGTATGGTTTAGTAACTTCATTTTTGCACAAGTATTACGACGGTGGATATACAGGTGCTGGTGCAAAGGTAATAGATCCTTTACCAACGATTACTGCGCGAGATCATAACAGCGTGTGTGCAGCAAGGTTAAAACAACTCAGCAATAATAGCGGCGAACACTTAGAGGAAGTTAGATCATTTTTGATCAAATATTATGGACAAGGGATAGGTCAGGATATAAAAGATCCGCTTGATACCATTACTGCCAACGATCGATTTGGATTAGTTACTATCGCGGGGATTGATTATACGATCGTAGATATAGGGTTGCGGATGTTGGAACCAAGTGAGCTTTATGGCTGCCAGGGATTTCCTTCTGATTATGTAATTGATCACGATTATACAGGAAAAAAATACCCTAGATCAGAACAAGTCAAAAGATGTGGCAATGCTGTATGCCCTCCTATACCAACTGCGCTTGTTAAAGCGAATTTGCCTGATCTTTGCCATAAAGAATCCATTAAATCTATGCAACATTTAAAGAGATGCGAAGCCTATGCGGAGTCTATATGACTTGTTTAGAAGACAAAATTACCCGTGCGCAGGAGCGCGTTGAATCCCTTTACAACGAAACAGAAGGAAAATGTTATCTTTCATTTTCTGGCGGAAAGGACAGTACCGTTATTCTGGCGCTGATCAAACAATGCGAAGATCTTTTGACAATTCCGCCAGGAGCGATTCCAGCGGTGTTTAACAACACAGGAATTGAACTCGGTGCAACTACTGAGTTTGTGCGGTGGGTAAGTGAAAACTGGTACAGTAATGTGATAACAATCAGACATGATAAAAGAGATTCGTTCGATTGGATTTTGAAGAACAAAGACAAGCCTATTAAAAGCAAAATGAAATCTGATAATCTTGGAAAATGGCAAAGAAATCATAACTTGTTTTACTTGGAACAGCTGCTCGGCGATAAAACAGGTCGTTATAAAAATACAATGCTTGCCGACCGCGATCTGCACCTTCTTCATCCTGATTTCGATATTAAAGTAGGCAACAAGTGCTGCCAATATCTCAAAAAGAAGCCCTTTGACAAATGGGAAAAAGAACATGGCATGAAGGGATATATGACAGGCGAACGTGCAGCTGAAGGCGGAGTAAGATTAGCAACCATGGAAGCTAGGATAAAAGCTGGCGGGACGGCTTGCACACGAACAAAAGGTAACATGATCGTTAAACTTCCGATCATAGACTGGACAGATGAGGATATCGATGAGTTTATAAAAAAATACACAATTCCATTGTCCAAGGCTTACACAATTTACAGATCTGATCGAACCGGCTGTATTGGCTGCCCGTTTGCTGGACAGAGATTAAGTAAATCGCTTAAGGCATTGTATGATCATGAGCCATTACGCTACAAGGCAGCGCTACACTGGCTCAAAGATGTTTATATCGCGCAGGAAGTGCGACTTCTGTTTGATCCTCAATACGAGGCGGAAAGGATGGAGAAGTGGGAGAAAGTGTACAGCCAAATGCGCTACGAGATGATAAAGAAATACCGGCCGGAAAAGTTGAGAAGGTGGGATCATCAGCAATGTGAATTGTTTTAGCAAAACGACGATTTACAACATCCGGAGCCCTAAAAAGGCAGGAGGAAGGAAAAGGTATGACAGACGAAAAAAGAGAAATTGAATTGTTAAGACGCGAAAATAGAGCGTTAGAGGATGATAACTTCCAGAAGTGCGAAATCATCACTGAATTGAAGGGAAGAATCAAAAAGCTGGATCGTGAAAATCTCGGATTGCGCCAGCAAGTTGAGAACATGAAAAGAAAGGAAGCGTCACGCTATAAAAGCGATGCGTGGGTAGATTAAAATGAGAAAAATTATGAACAAAAAGGAACTATACAAACTTGCTATAGATACATGGGGATCAGAAGCTCAGATTAATCAGGGAATCGAGGAAATGGCGGAGCTGATCCAAGCAATCAACAAGTTTCGACGGAAGTTATGCACAGAAACAATTACTCATGTTGCGGAAGAAATTGCTGACGTCGAGATTATGCTGGAACAATATAAAATGATTTTTTACCAGGAATCTCTTGTCAAGGAAATAAAAAAGGACAAGCTGCAGCGGCTGGCTGAACGCCTTAAAGAAGCCGATGAGAAACTATTAATGAGCGAATGTCAACAAGATAATGACACACTGACAAAAGCAGCGGTAGTGACTGAAGGAGAATCATTACAAGAACTGGTAGACAGAGCTTATCCGCAGAACTTGACATACGCAGCAGATGGGTGTGATACAGACGGTAATCTAATATATGACCTGGCTTATTGTCCGAATTGCGGAAGAGAATTTGAATATGCAATAGGTGACTGGGGCTGCAATTATTGCCAAGATTGTGGCCAGGCACTGTACTGGGGTAACAACCAATGATCCACGCGCTGCTCGCCGTCTTCTTTGTGGCGGTTGTGCTGATCATTGACAGGATCGGAGGTGATCTGTGATGGATGTTAAAACATTAGTAAGATGCCTGTTTATAGCAGGCATTACGATAGCGTACATTGCCTGGGCAATTTACGAAATTGGAACTCCTGATAAAATCGAAAGAGGATCATTTCAGATGTGGCTAATAATTACATCCGTCGTTATCTATAGTGTAGCGATATGGGCGTGGTCATGACTGCCGCTGAGCTCCAGGCGGCCATCCTGGCCACGCAAAAGCAGATCATCTGGCGAGGCTCAGGCGCAAGCTGCGAGCCGTAGAGAGGAGATAAACGATGAGCAAGATAGTATCATTTGACTTTGACGGCACTCTGGCGGTGACCAAGTGGCCGGAGATTATCCGGCCGATATACCCAGTCGTTGAGTACGCCAAGCAATGCAAGGCTAACGGTGATCAGATCATTCTCAACACGATGCGAGAGGGCGATCGGTTACAGGAGGCTGTTGATTGGTGTCTGGCACAAGGCATTGAGTTTGACGCTATCAACGATAATGTGGCGTGTATGCAGGAGTTTTATAAAAACAATCCACGCAAAATTTTTGCGAATGAATACATCGATGATCACAATCTTGTCTTTGCAGGTATTGGCAATGGCAGCCGTCGCAACTTGGATAAGTACGCAGCTGCGCTTTGCCAACAATTTGCTTGTAGTCTTGGCTGTAGTTTGACTTGCGATTGTCAAGGGTGCGAGTTATACAGATTATGCCATGATCCGGATAAATTGTTGGCGTTTATGATGCAACCAACAGACAACTATTAAAGATAAATTGAAATTTTGATACTTTAAATAAAGCTGACAAAAAGAGCCATTTCTGGCTCCCGTGTGTAATCGACAAATTTATTTTAACACACAGGGAGGTATAAGGAAATGGTAGGGATCACAGAATCGGAATATAAGCAAAGGTTCAAAAAGAAACTTTGGTTGTATGGAAGCTACACCAGAGAAATTGAAAAACTTCAAAGACGATTTTTTGAAATTCAGAACGAACTGCATTGGCATTGCGATTTTCCCAAAGCTGCAGCCCGAAGCTGCCGTGTAGGCAGTCCGGATCCTAAACACCCGGCGGAACAACAACTGATCATAGAATATACCAGCCTAGAATATCTAATTGAAGAAGTGGCACAGGAACGCAGCTATCTTGGATTGGATGATTTTATGGCTGGTCTGGATCCCGAGGACCGCGAATTGATTAAACAAGTTTATGTGGAAGAAAAATCATATCGTGAGATCGGATATCTGCTTCCACGCAGTAAATCTAACGTTGGTTATAGAATAAACCAGCTGATTTTAGAAACTTGGGACACGTCCCACTAAAAAACGTGTTACTATGTGCGCGTAAGATGCAACAGGGTATATTACCGGTGCCGACTAAAATGCGGCGTAAGCTCGTAACAGCGCGGGCGGTTGGTGTCACGTCTCTGCTTAGATGGTGACAACGCCGAGCGGGGAATAAGCGGATTGAGCAGAATCTGTTAAACCTCAAAAAAATAAGCTCCCGAGAATTCTAAGCGAATCGGGTGCGATACAAGCGTTCCTGATTTCGGGGCGCTTTTATTTTTCCCTGGCAGTTATCTCCCTGACTGCTGGGGTTAAATTTAAAGCCATTCGGAATTAGTTCTATAAATAAAAAGAAAGAGAGAAAAATCATGGAAGAAAATAAGAATACATTACGTAACCAGATCCGCACGATGTTGCATATGCAACGTGAATTGGACAAAGAAATTTTGAATAAACAAGGGATTAAGAAATACCCTTATGAGAATATTAAGATTGCGCTGATTGTCGAGATTGGCGAAATGATGAACGAACTTCCGACGAAGTTCAAACATTGGAAGTCTACAGCGATTGATGACCGAGAAAAAGCGTTAAAAGAATATGTGGATGTATACCACTTTCTTTTGAGCTTGTGCAACGAATATAAGATGAGTGTGCCAAGATACTTGGAATGTTTAAATGACGCTCAGGAATACCAAACTCAAGCTGAGAAAGAGGATAAAACAATTCTGATCAGCAAAGTTTTAGCGTCGTTAGTCTGGAACGTCAGTGAGGGCTACATTGACAAAGCGGTTGGTAGTGCAAAGCTGCTGGCAGATGTGCTCGGATTCACGCAAGATGAAATCTATGAGCAATATTTAGTCAAAAACGGTATCAATCATCAGCGCCAGGATCAAGGGTATTAAGAATTATGATCAACACCGTCATTTGTAGCGGTAAGATCGGAACGGATCTCATCTATAACAAGACAGCTAAAGGAGACAGTTATGCTTTCCTTAAACTCGCGGTGCCAAAAAGGTATTTAGGAGTTGAAAATCGTAACACGCACGTTCTGATCCAGTTTAACTGTTATGGTAAAGTGGCTGATAATGCGTTTGAGTATGCAGTTAAAGGCGATTTTTGCGAGGTCCAGGGGCATGTTGACTTGGATCGCAAACGAGGGATTATGCTGGTGGCTGATAGCATTCGATTTGTTTCTGGATCCCGTCGTGAGCCGGCCGACAAACTCGGCGGCGAAGAATTCAAAGGGGTGGATGACTATGAATAGGAGAAGATTTGTTTAATGAATCTGCTGGAATGGATCAAGAAGAAAAGCGATCAGATAATCCAAGATCTGGACAATGATATTCTCGATAACGAAAATATGAAACTGCGAATCGCAAGTGGAGATGGTGTTAATATTTATCCGATCGTAGCTTACATTTTTAATAAAGATAACAACCTGTCCGAGATGGCTGATCGGTCCTTCACTGATCCGGCAGAGATTGATTTTTGTTTGAAGAAGTATCAAGAGATCATGTACATGCTTAATAAAAAGATCAATTTCGTTCCAACCAAAGAAAATTTCTGCCAGTTCATGGGATGGACAGCAGAAGTTTATAACCAAAATCTCAATAGTGACGCTGATGATATCCGGGCGGTGATGCAGATGGTTGAGGATTATCTGATTGATTCGCAACTGTCTGCCGGTCAAGGTGGTGTGACCAAAGCCAACTTAACAAAGTTCCGGACACAAGTTTCTGGCAACAATGGACATAGCCTTGTGACACAAAAAGAAGCCAACGAGGACAACCGATTCAAAGCACGATTCAAACCGGCTGATCAATTGGAGAGAGAGCTTAAAAACCTTTTGCCGCAGGCTTCATGTAGTAAAAAATCATGAAACAGTTTTGATATGACACATCCCATTCTAAAAAATATAAATGTTCAATAAATGCATTGACTTAATGAACATTTATGATATCATTTAGATATGGAAGGTGGGTGTCATTATGGCATATTATGGATATGAGCGAGTATCGACAGGAAAGCAAGGATTTGACAGACAGGATGAGGCGTTAAAGCAATGGTCCAGCGATAACGGAGTTATTTATGATAAGGTGTTTAGTGATACAGTCACGGGTAAAACATTCTTCCGTGACGCTTATCAGAAAATGAAAGAAATCCTGCAACCTGGCGATTATGTTGTAATCAAAGAGATCGATCGTCTCGGGCGTGATTGGGACGGGATCAAGGAAGAATGGGCATGGATGGACAAACATGATATTAACGTTATTATCATCGATATGCCCATGATGAATTCCATGTACAAAGATGGCGCTACTCTCGATATGCGGTTTATGCGATCAGTAATATTTGAGCTGATGTGTTATCTCGCTGAGAGGGAAAGAGAAAAAATCTCGCAGCGAACCAAAGAAGCGTTGGCGGCGAAGAAATCGGCTGGAAAAACGCTTGGCCGGCCGGTAGATGAAAAGCGCAGAAAGAAAATTTGCAAGCTTTATTTATCCGGGATGTCTATTGTTGATATATCAAAGCAAATGGACGTTGCAAGAGGAACGGTTTACAGCGCGATCAAAGAGGCTGGATTAGAAATTAAGAAAGACCGGAGAAAAGAAACCAAGGGAAGCTGAAAGGCTTCCTCTATTAGCGGTGAAAATTGAGTGATTGTAATCATCTTAACACGCAACTCAGCGTTAAGATGATATACTATATATGGAGTGATATATATGGATAAAAGCAAAGCGGAAGTCAAAGATGTTGCTAGATATATAATTAATTATTGTAATGATAGCAACATACCGGTTTCTAATCTAAAACTGCAAAAACTACTTTACTTTGTGCAAGGGGTATCTTTTGCGGCGTTCGGTGAAGCGTGTTTTACAAGCGAATTTGAGGCTTGGAGCTTCGGCCCGGTTATGCCTGAGGTCTATCATGAATTTAAGGTGTTTGGTTCTAATAGCATACCTAAGGTTGAGACATATTATGACTTTACTGATCCTCATGACATAGTTAAGACATTCGACGAATCGGTATTAGATTCTAATACTAAGTTATTGGTTGAGTTAGTAGTAAAAATGTTTAAAAATTATTCGTCTACTAAATTGGTTAGTATGACTCACGCACAAGCGCCTTGGGCTGACGTGTATGAGCCTGATCAAAAAAGTATAAAAATAACTAATGAAAGCATTAAAAAATATTTTCAGAATCAATATGGATCGGGTAATTAATTATGGATATCGATGTAGAAAAATTAAATAGAGTTTTGCAAAATTTACTTGACGGAAATGATTTGGACGATATTAGAATTACAAAATATTCCGAAAAAGAAGAGGCAATGAATGATGTGTTGGCAATTTTAGATGTGAGTAGCGATGAATTTGATCCATCTAGTTTTGTTTCCAGATTGAAGTCGTATATAGAAAATCATGATAGAATTTTATATTCTGTTGTTACTAATAGGGTGTATGCAAAGAAAACTGTGGAAATGGGTACGTTACTAACAAATCTTGATAAAGTCCTGCAAAGCGAATATATATTCTGTAATTTTGATGAAGAAAAGCGGGCTAATATCATAAAAGTGATTATTAAACTTACTGATCATATCAACTTAGCGATGAGCCAGAAAACCAGTTTTGAAATGTCGGATGAAGCTTTTAAAAAAAGATCGGATCCATTAATCAAAGCAGCTATAAAAGCAACAGAAGAACGATTTGAAGGTGTTGCTAAAAAAGCTGAAGCAGAAGTTGGAGAAGTGAAAAAAGATATACTTAATCAACTGATATCAATTGTTGCCATTTTTACTGCAATTTCATTTGTAATGTTCGGCGGTATAAGTACCATGTCAACTTTATTCAAAGAGATCGGTGATGGTGTTGATTTAGGTAAAGTCATGGTATTAGGATCAATGCTTGGTATGGCTATGGTTGCAGCTACATATTTGTTTTTAAGATTCGTTATGGTAATTGTTAAGGATTCGGCAAAACACCCTGTCATGGATAAAATTTTTTATTGTTCAATAGCTTTATTATTTTTAATGTTTATTATTTCGCTTGTGGTGTGCTATGAAGGCTATGATCTAATGCCTGTAGTTTTATGTGCTATAGTAGTATTCATGTTTCTTCCATATGTGATTGATCGTATAAATTGATAATAAAATTCTTATATTATAGCAACGTGATCTCTTGAGGTCACGCTTTTTTTTGAAAACTTAGAAACAGTTTTTATATGACACATCCCCAAAGCCTGCAACAGTTTGCCTATGACACATCCCCTTTTATATGTGTAAAAATGTTCAATAAGTATCGGTTATTTTCCTTTGCGAAAATCATTTGAATTCCGTTGAAAAACGCGATAAAATGCTTATTTTAAGGCTTTTTATCTAATGAAAGGATAGGCGAAAATGTTCAAAAAGTCGTTGACAATATCGACGGATAGAGATATCCTTTAGATGTACACGGGGCGGCCCAACAAAAAACCGCCCCAGTCAAAGACCGTGCGGAAGATCGCTAGAAAGGCGGGACGTATGGTTAAGGTGATTTTGATTATATGGTTGTCGCTCCGTCTAAGGTTAAGCAAAATTAAAAAAGCTTAACCCCTGCCCGGGTTAAGCGCACCACAACGGGTTACCCCGTGTACACCAATTATACAACAGCATCAAAAAAGCCGCAAGCGTTCCAGCGCTTACGGCGACGGCTGGAAATCATGACAAGGAAAACCAGCCGACCCAATTATAGCACGGGGACAACCCCCGCGGAAAGGAGAAAAAATCATGACAACAAGAACAACAATCAGAACACCGCGCGGCACCTTCGAGGCGGTAACCTTCCCTTCGGAAGAATCGGCCAGATCGGCGGGATTCGGCCTTTACTTCACCAACGACGACGGCACGGATATTTTCACGAAATCCGATGCGGAAACCCATCACACGGATTTTGCGATCATCAAAGCGATGAAAAGAAAGTTTGATTTTGGCTGCATCGATTACGAAGGACGAGGAAAGGCGCTTAACCGGGTAACCGTGGAAATGGAATATAAGCAGAACGGAGACAAAAAGCGTTTTTCCGTCTCTGCATTGGTTTGGAATGCTCGGCATTCCGACGTTGTTGCCGGTGGTCAATGCCTTGACAGCATCGCCCCATATATCCAAAATCCGGTTTTCTCCGAAATCTTCAGACTCTGGAAAGCGTATCATCTTAACGATATGCACCCAGAATGTGAGCATCAACACGCCGCGGGATGGCATAAGCTGGCGGGAAAGAAGGTTACTTTATATCATTGGAGAATGACGCAAGAAGCCATGAAAGAACAAAGAGCCGCCGAAAAAGCCGCCCTTGTTGCGTTGAAGCTTGGGGAAACATTCAATCCGACAATTGATCAAAAATTTTTCGCTAACCTCGAATATTCGTTGACTACATGGACGGAAATGCTGCCCGCGGAATTGGCGAAATATTACGAGCCGAAGAAACCGCTTTACGCCGGCGACAAAGGGCACACAGAAACAAAGTCTTTAGGCTGGTTACATGAGAGCGAACACCCGGACGGGATTCTTGCTAAAGCTTGCCCGGTGTGTGGCTACACATACGGAAGCGAATGGAAATATTTTCCCATTCCGGAAGAAGACGAAAAAATTATTTATAAGCTTATTGAAGAAGGGAGCTTATAAAGTGAAACAGGCAGAGATAAAACGATTATTTGTTTTAGAATTTTATGGAACGATGGCGGCATATAAAGCCGCCAGAAAAAACGATTATTGCAAAGTACAGCTTGAATGGTCTTGCTTTATTGATGGTTTATGCCGTGATGGCGTAATCTCACAAGCGCAATATAATAGTGCCACTTTTTAAGGATGGAGATAAATTGATGAATAAGAAAGAGCGTATAGAGCAAGCCTTTCCAGGCATCTATAAAGCAATAGCGGACTATAACGGTTGGAATGGTCACGCTGTTATTATGATTGATGTATCCGATTGTAATATGTGGACTGATTTATTTGTTTCCGATGTGGAGTATAAACGCTATCACAGCCCATCAATTTTTAAGTTGATAAAAAAGGATGGTTTATTCTGGTGCGATGACAAAACGTCGGCAGGCGTCGCGCTCTGGGAAATGTCGGAAGATCTAAGTTCTTATGGAGCTTGGAAGAGCAGTATAGATGATCCTGAAATTAGGAAAATGGCCGAAGATGTGGCGAAGATCGCTAAGAACTTAATGAAGGGAGAAGATAAACATGGTACAGTAAGAGAGGAGGTGAAGCCATGGGAAAGCTTATAAAGGGTGTTCTGATGGTCATCTTCTTCCCGATCTGGTTCTGCTTCTGGTTTCTGGCGGCGCTGGTTGGGCTCAATAAATAAAGGCAGCTTATAACGGGCTGTCTTTTTTTACGCTATCGCAGATTGTCGATTATGCTTTATATTTATTAGATCTGTTTATGATTATTAACTAATTTACATATCTAGCCTCTCTGACTTACGTAAACGGGTGCTATGGCGACGTTTGCGCGTTGTGGCTATAGTTTACTTGTTTTCTTCACTTGTTGCTGTAAAGGCTTCTAAATGAGTTGTACAGCGTTTAACGTTTTCCCTTATTGCTCGATACGATGAACATCTTAGATATTATCGGTATATAACGCTGTCTAAACCAATATAAGGCGCATTTCCTTTCTGATCATGGATCGGGCTTCTGTTTAGTGTGTCTGTCGCGTCTGGGCTGCTTCTTGGAGCTTGTGAAGCCTTCTTGTTGTTCGTGCTGCTAGATATGTATATATATAATAATACTTTAAACTTATATTCTATTTAGTATATAAAATTATGTATTGTATATTAAAGAAATATAAATAATAAAGGTTTTATATTTATTATTATGATAGACGCTTTTTCATGAGTTCCTACGTGCTTGTAGGCATCGTTTATATAGGCGTTATGTATTCGTACATGATTACGCTGACATGAGCTCATGTGATGCTGTGAGGCGTTATGAGAGTGATTATGATCGGGGATGTAACGACAGTTCATCACGCCTCGTTATTTTAAAAGTTTCAACTTAAATATGCGTAAGGTATGACATAGGATGCGCCATTTCTTCATGGTGTTTCAATGGTCGATTAATGATCGTGTTCATTAAACGTTCGTTTATTGCACACTTCAGATAGTCAAATAAGCCTTATTTAAAGGCTTTTTCCTATGACGTACCCCTTCCCTATTGTCTGATCGACGCCCGGGGGTCTAGTTACCCCATTTCACTACACACCAATATTTTGAAAGGAGTCATTCAATGACGGCATTAGAAAAACAAATTTCCCAGCTGATTAAAGAAATCCATGAACTGGGCAAGACATTAAAGGAAATACAGAAATCAATAGAACGAGGGACAAGAAATGATTAAATCAGGAACAAAAATTAAATTATATCCGTGGAAAACGTATCGGGACGACCCCACGAAGTCTGTACCAATAGCAATTGTGGAAGACAAGCACGGCCGGAGAGTTATGTGTCAAGCATTGGACATTAATCTGTACGCAGCTTCTACAACAAAGAAATCTTCAAGGCGAACGGGATTTCTGTATCTGAACATTTATACGAATGCGGATCTTACGATTGGCGAATATGTCACGGTAGACCAGATCGTTTCGATCCAGAGCATCTTTATCGGGCGAACAAGAATTTTTATTGCGACGATTACGATTAAAGAACAAGATCGGTCCATACCTGAAATTTTGGACGATGGCGTGATAGTGGAGGATTGCTTAGTAACATTCTGATTATTTAATTTAGAAAGGGGGTGGTTAGTCACCGTGAACTATAAAGAAGCAGCTCAGGCATATATGAAATTGTTTAAGCAAGTGAAAGTTCGGGATTCTCCGATGATGTATAAAGTGACAACCAACCTCTACATGGCGTTGTATCAGCTATATGAAGAATCTGATGTACAGGGGCAAGTTAATATTTGCTACGAAATCAACGATAACGTTCTGAAAAAAGTTCAAGAAGCGATCGATAGATGCCGGGATGTCCTGATTGCGAATAAATTATTTGATCTATACAGGCATTTGTTCGCAATGTCAGCACGAAGAATCATGGCAAATATGGCCTTATACGTGGAAGCGCAGAAAACAAAAAAAATCTGGGATAAGACACTGGAAACAATGGAGCCAGTGTTTTTTTATGGATCGAAGTTTGTCAACGAAGAACAATTCTTGATGCTTCGCGCTTCATGTATGCCAGGGCTTGGAAAATCGTATTTCGGCAATCTTTTGGTTGCCAATATTATTGGTAATGATCCCAACGCAACAATCTTGAGAATTACGTACTCGGATGACCTCGTTAAAACGACAACCCGGCAGACGAAAGCTATTATTCAATCAAAAGCGTTCGAAGAAATTTTTCCTCGGTACACTGGCAAACCTCGATTTAAAAATGATGATAACTACTCTTTCGTCATGTGTGACTGCGAAGATGAAAATCAATTTTTTGCGGTCACACGCGATGGACAGTCAACGGGTAAGCGTGCAAAATATCTTATCATCGATGATCTTCTGAAAGGCGAAATTGAATCCAGCAACACTACACTTCATGCACAACTGGTAAATCGTTTTGATTCGGATTGGACATCTCGTGCCGATGACGATTCGCAGAAGATATGTCTTTTGGGAACCATGTGGGCTCACACAGACCTGTTGAATGTGGTTTATGATCGTGAAGTCAATTCTGATGATTGCCAGATGGTGGAAGATGATAACCGGAAGTTTACGATTGCATCTGACGAAATGGCATTTATCAGTATTCCTGCTTTGAATGAAAACGGCGAATCAACCTGTCCTTTACGCTTTTCAACAAAAAAATTGATGAAAAAGCAAAGGGAAATGAGCGATTATCTATGGGCTGCTGTTTATCAGCAGAATCCAATTGCTCCGGAAGGGTTGGGGTTCACATGGTCAGCTCTTCAACAATATGAGCGATTGCCGAAGCTTGAACTGGAAACTGTGTATGCTTCACTGGACCCGGCACGCCGCGGAAAAAACTATGTTTCTATGCCGATTTTTAACAGATATAAAGGTGATGATCGATATTACCTTGTTGATTTTCTTTACAAGAAAAAGTCAATGAAAGAACTATATGACGATATCGTTGAGAAAATCATCAGCAATAATGTTTTACAGATTGTTATCGAAAACAACACGGATACAAGCTTAAAAGAAGTGCTGGAAGAACGCTTGCGAAGACGCCGATATTACAAATGTACGATCATTGAGAAATACTCTACGGAAAACAAAGAGATCCGAATCAGCAATCATCAGGGATCCGTCAGAAATTCGATCGTCTATCCAAAAAAGGGGTTATACCCAGAAAGCACAGATATGGGAAAAGCTATGGCTTCAATAACGTCATATAGCTTTGATTATCCGAATAAATTCGATGATGCGATCGATTCTATTGTGTTGTTTATTCAGCAATTTATCGATAACTTATTGAAAATGTCTAAGCCAAAGTCAATAAATCGACGGAAGCTCGGTATTTAGAAAGGACTGAATTATGACAGAAGAAATAAATCCATCCCCAAGTCCTCAGGATCCATCTCAAGATATTCCACCGGAGGAAATAACAGATCCTACGCAGGAAGAAATTCAGAGCAAGATTGACGCTTTAGGCTCAAGGTTTCACTTCGGCCGAAAAAGGATTGTTATCCCATTGGAAAAGAACAATCTAACACCAGAAAATATAGGACGATATATCAATCATATCATGGCGTGTCATCAGGAAAATGTGACTGAATATCGGCATCTTCACGGAATTTACAGAGGCGACCAGGAGATTCTCAAGAAGCAACGTTTATATGATGAGGCAAACAAAGGAAATACAATCATTGTTGAAAACCACGCCTTTTCAATGGTTGAATTTAAAAAGGGATATCAGTATGGCGATGGCGTAAAACTGTCGATGGAATCGGAAAGTGACTGTCCCCAAGAATTGTCTGAGTTTTCAAAGATTCTCCGAGCTTGTGACTACGATTCTAAAAACATTGATCTGGCAGAATGCCTTTACACTGCCGGCACAGCCCGAAGAATCACACTGCCGCTAAAAGAACATGAAAAGAAGTATAACAGAAAGAAAGTTAAGGTCCCATTTCGCACTGAAAACTTGGAATTCGAGGAATCTTTTGTGGTCTACTCTACGGCAATTGGTCATGACAAATTGTTTGGCGGTGTGGTATCAAAGCAACCGTCTTCCGATATTAACGATCGAAAGTATACGCTTACTATTTATACGGACGATCTAATTTTGGAATATGATTACACGCCTATGGGGATCGCTCAATTAAAAAGTGAAGGAAAAAATACTATTGGAGTGTGCCCGATCGTCGAATATGATCTGAATAAATCCCAATTGGGGATCATCGAAGTTGTGGAAACTATTCTCAATGGTATTAATCTAATATCTTCAAACAGTGTTGATAATATCGTAGATTTTGTTAATTCGCTCTTGGTGTTTTATAACCAAGAAGTGGATATTAAGCGATTAAAAGATTTATTAGAAGCGGGTGCTTTGGAAGTGAATTCAAACGATCCGTCACGCCCTGCGGACGTTAAATATTTGGTTAACGCCCTTAATCAAGCAGACGTCCTCGCGAAATATGAGGCTCTTATTACGGTTGCCTATGACATCGCAGGCGTCCCGCGCGCTTCCGGGACATTTACTTCCGGTGGTGATACAGGCCAGGCGCGATTGCTTGGCGGAGGATGGACCCGAGCGGACATCGTTGCAAAGCAAGACGAAAAGTCAATCATCAAAGGTATCAATCAGGATCTCGACGTTATGCTTGCTATTTGTAAAATGGATCCGGCCTGCCCGATCAATGAAATTTACCCAGAAGATATTAAGATTTCGTTCAACCGAACAAACAGCGATAACTTGCTCGTAAAAACACAGTCGTTGTCCAATTTGATCGCGATGAACTTCCCGAAAGAAGCTGCGCTAAACGCGATTGGCCTTGTATCAGGAATTCACGAAGTTTGCCAGCAATGGGAAGCTCAAATAGATAAGTCAAAGCAGGAAGCTGTTGAACTTGCTAAAAATCAAGAACAAGAAAATAACGTAGAAAACAAAAAAGTTAAGGAACCGGACGAATAAGGAGTCCGGTTTTTTATACGTCAGAGAAGACGATAAAACGCAAATGACAGAGAAGTCATTAAAACGCAAAAGCAAAAGACAGAGAAGTCTAAAAAACGCAGGAGGAATTATGTCTTTACAGGAAATGATCCGCAGAGGAACGAAAATCAAACTCAACATCCAGCAATTTGCCGAAACAACAGATACTGATCCAAAACCGGAGACGAAAACTGATCCTGAATCAGAGGGTGATCCAGAACCGCCGGCAGAGCCAACGGTATCAAAGGCCGCATTTGATAAAGTGGCAAAAGAACTCGCTGAAATCAAAAAGAAGTATAGAGCGAACCTTGATGAAACCGCTCGCCAAAGAGACGAACGAGAAGAAGCAGAGAAAGCAACCCGTGCTTTGAAATTGGAGAATGCGCTGCTTAAAAACGGATTCTCAGTTGATGAAATCGAGAGCTTGAGGGATTCGGTTGCTGATGTGGACGTTGAAGGAATTGTATCAGGGTTTGGCGCCGTCATTGCGGCTCGGTTAAAGGCGAAAGACGATGAGATCGCGGCACTGAAATTGGAAAGTGTTAAAAGACCGCCTACACCGGCCGGAGAGGGTGGACTTGAGGTAGACAAAATCACAGCGAAAGATTTTGCAAAAATGAATTATCAACAGCGTTTGGAGCTAAAGGAAAAACATCCAGATGTATACAAGAAATTTACAGGAGGAAAATAATCTATGCCAAGAACAGGTACTTTTGGCGGCTTTCCATTCGATCCGGAAGTGTTTTCCGGTTATGTATCGGAACCGTCTTATTTAAAAACAGCAATTATCGCTTCCGGAATTATTCGGGAAGATAATACAATTCGATCTTTGATCGGAACCAGCGGCAACGTCGGAACTATGCCTTTATATGTCCCGATGGATTACGAAGAAGAAGGAAACGCGGCGTTGAACTACGACGGCATGACAGATAACACGCCAATTGAAACATCCGGGAAAAAACAAACCTTTATGTCCGTCCTGAGAATGAAGTCGTGGAAAGCTAAAGATTTCACTCGTGAGCTAACTGGCGCTGACCCAATTGGCGATATCGGTCGTAAGGTTGGCGATTACTATCAGCAGACTTGGCAGCATGTTCTGATGGCGATCATGGAAGGCGTCGAGGGAGTTGCAGGGCTTGAGACGCACAAAACTAATCTCGCAAAAACAGAAGGGACGATCGAAGAATCTGATAAAATCGGTGAAACAACGTTAATTGAATTAGGTCAGAAGGCTCTTGGTGATATGGCGGATCGTTTCCGTTTGGTTATCATGCATTCGGCCGTTTATACACGTCTATCCATTCTGAAGTTGATTAACTTTAGCAAGTATACAATTCCAGGAGCAATTGTTGATACTGTTGATCTTCCTACTTACAACGGCAAGATTATTGTCGTTGACGATCGTGGGACAGTAGATACATCGATTACCGGTTATCCAAAATACAAAACAATCATGGCGGGTGAAGGAACTTTCTTAACTTGTTCGCGAGATCTGGATAAGCCATATTATGCCGAATATGACCCAGAAACTGCGGGTGGTGTCGAAATGTTGTATACAAAACAGGGCAGAGTATTACATCCTAACGGATTGTCTATTATTTCGGATAATATCAAAGAAGAATCCCCGACAGATGAGGAGTTAAAGAATCCGAATAACTGGAAACTGGTTTTCAATCACAAAAACGTCCCGCTGGCCTTCCTGTACACTAACGGTTAATATGTTTATTCTTATCAATGGAATGCCCTTTTGCTATGACGGCGAAAGGGCATATCCGATTCAAATTGACGCATTTAAAGTTTTCATTCTGAAAGATAACCCTATACCGGTTAAAACGACGATTGGGTGCGTCTATACAGAAGATGAAATGCGTATGCGGCTGGGCATCAAAAAAATTGACGATTGGGACGAAGTCAATAAAAAAGTTGTCAAGAAATCAAACAAAACTGTTTCCAGCGTTGGTGTCAACCCTTATATTATTCAAGCGCAAAATATGGATGGTAAGGATGAACAACAATCCGAAGACGGACAGCAGCCTGAGGATGAACCACCTTCAGATCCTGTTGAAAAAAAGCGGAGAAAAAGAAAGGAGTAAAGTGTGAAAAATGAGCTGATCGCGAGATTGTCTGAAAAATACCCTTATATAGATTTACTGGATATTGAGGATGCCATCGAAGCTGCGTTATTTGTTCTTTCAGAGCTTAAAAAAGATGATATATCCAATTTAATGCCAAAGTATAAAAATTGGGTTTATCGTGCGGCTATTGAATTTATTGAGCGCAGCGGCATGTCATCTGTGCTTGCATATTCAGAAAATAACTACACGGTCAGCTTTGACCGAACACAGCTCTCAAGTGGACTAATTAGAGAACTCACGCCGAAAGTGGGTGTCCCGAAGTGACGATCATTCGCAATAAATCTGTTTTTATTTCGCATGTTATGAGTACCTATACCTCAACGGGTATTGAAAGAAAGACGTATAGAAGTCCTGATGCATACAGATTAAGCTTATCCCCAGTATCTGGCGAACTAGAGATCAAAGAGTATGGTGATCGTGTGTTCAGAATGCTGAAAACTGTTGTCGATTATCACCTGATTTCTGATATAGCCGAAGGGGATGATGCTTGGGTTTATGATACTCCACCAGCAGATGCCGATTACAAGGTTGTAGGAGTTCGTCCAGGTAATTTGAAAGCTGTCGTTTATTTAGAAAAGAAGGTGACAAAATGCGTGAAGTTAAAATCCGGAATAAAAAGAACAATGTAGTTAAAAGTGTAGACGAAAAGTTCGTCAAAGACTTTTTGGGGACCGGTGATTGGGATCTGCTTAAAGAAAATGTTGTAAATCAAAAAAATGCAGCTGGCAAAGATCGAGTTTAATCTTTCTCCCGATTCAACGGCAAAAGCGAAAGAAAAGTTAATCGCTTTGAAGAAGGAACTTGGTAATATCAATGATATATTCCTTCATCGCTCTATGGAATTTATTTGCGAACGAATTCAAAAAAACATTGAGGAAACAACAGGAAATGGTATTTATCAAGTGACTGGAACCCTTCTCAATGAATTTGGTCCTGACAAAGTGATTTATGAGGGAAAGACGCTGGCAACTCTAATTTCCCATTGCGGTTATTCTGCCTTTGTTGAATACGGAACTGGTATTGTCGGTGCCAGCGATCCCCATCCCAACGCAGGATCAGATGGATGGCAATATGACACGAACGGACACGGAGAAGAAGGGTGGTACTATCTTGATAAAGCCGGAAAGCTACATTTCACTGCGGGTATGCCTGCTCACAGGTTTCTTTACAATGCGGTCAACGATTATCTTGCTATCTATAAACAAATTTATTTCAATGTAATGAAGGAAAGGATGGATGCTTTGGGGATATGAATACACAAGTGCATGAAGACATTTTTATTGCGTACAAACGATTAATGGAATCGACACAATATCAGCCGGTTGTTCTGAAGAAAGCAAATGGTTCTAATTATCCTTTAATCACTTTGGAAATGATCGACAATTCGCTGGATACAATTTCGACAGATCGAAGCGTGACTTATTCAAAATCTGATTACGAAGTAAACATCTACGCACCTGACATTGAATTGGATGGGGTTAGTATTGAAAATGTCATGGTCGCTTGGTCGTTGGCTGATGAGACCGATAAATTTATGATTGCAGCGGGATTGCATAGAATAAGCTGTCGGCCCACGCCAAACATTGATAAAGACCTCTATCGAATCACAATGAGATTTAACGCAAAACAAGACGACTATCGAGGTCGTCTTTATTGAAGGAGGAAGTTAACATGAAGTTTTACGAACAATTCCCCGAGAATCGCGCAAAAAGTGGCATTGGCTGCGCTTTGTATTCTAAGAACGCGACTGGGAAATTCTCCATCGTCTTACCTTTGGAAACCGTTCCGGTTGCCTCTGCAGCTGCCGGATCCATTGATATTGACGTAACAACTGTACCATTCATCGGAAAGATCGAAGGCAAAGCATCGCTTGACGAAAAAGAATCAGAATTCTTTGTACATCGTGATTCCATTCGGCGTTTACAAGAACTCACCGGAAAGACGACCGAGTTTCTTGTAGTTAATCCTGATTATACCGGTTATCGTTATAACGGAACGGTGTCTATCGCTCAGAGCGATGCAACGTCGGGCGATCCTCTTAAAGGAACGATGAAGATCATCCCTTCGGAGGATCTTGGTTTTATCGACGATTGCTTTGATCTGTTGCAGCAAACCGCAAAGTTTTCGTCACCGATTGAACCAACGCGGGTACTTAAAAAAAGCGAAAAGTATGAGGTTACAATCGAAACGGATCCTGCCGATGCCACGGTTACGGCAGAGAGCGATGCATCTGGTTGTGCAAGTGCGACTGTAACAGGAAAGAAATTGATGGTTACAGGTGTTGCGGCCGGATCAGCTGTCATTAGTTTAAAAGCAGCTAAAGACGGCTGTGCATCGTGGGTTACAACAATTCACGTAATTGTAGAGGAGGACGCTGCATAATGACTGTTAAATTTTGTGATGCAGGCGGATCTGAATTTGAGTTCCGCCTTTCAAATAAAGCGCGAATTGAAATTGAAAAAAAAGATACGGAATTTTTGAAAATTCCAGAAGTTGCCGAGGTCGTTTCGAAGCTCAAGTCCGATGATGAAGAAGGAATGCGCGAATTTATGCCTGTACTTATTCCTCACTTAGATGAACTGCAAGATGATGATGTTTTTGATATCGGGTACATTTTATTGAAAAATGATAGACGGTATCGCAATGAAATGAACGAAGACAAATGGAATGCAATCATCGATGTAACATAAGAAAAGTAAGGTTATGAGGAAACGTTTAATGCGATGACAGATATCGTAAGTGAGGTTTTTACAAAAGTGGCGCGGATGCAAGAGTACAAAGAAAGCAAGGTTCAGTTTCACACGTTCGTGTCCACAAAGAGCAAAGAAGCCAAGTAAAAACTTTTGCGGAATTTTGCAATAAAACGTTACTTCCGCTTGCGGTTGAAGTCGGGATGGATATCGATTCTTTTTGGTATGACGATTGTAATCTGATCTACGCTTACGTTGAAGCTTATTACAATCGTCTTAATATGACAGCCTGGCTGAATGGTTTGTATATTTATAGCGCCGTCAGTACGGTTGTAAGCAACGCCTTGAGCAAGAAAGGACATAAAAAACTTGCGTATCCTTCCATGCCATTTGATCTCAGAGAAAAACAAGAAGAACTTGAGATAAAGGCGGATAGTAAGAAGAGAGATTGTGAATATCGAAAACGGTTAATGCAATTCTATTAACTGTTTTTCTAAAAAAGGAAAGGAGGTAGAAATAGTGGGAGATTATGATGCCGATATTGGTTTGCAACTTAAAACAGCTGTTGATCCCGGCGCGGAATCATTGCAGAAAGTAATTGACGTTGTTGGCCGGCTTAACAGAAGTGTTACGGCAATTACAAAAAAAGTAGAACGTATGACACAAGTTTTCGAACGTTTAAAGTCAGTGGATCTTTCTGCGATCCAAGCCGCAAGTCAAAGAATGGCAGAATTTGTAAATGCGTTAAGTAATGTGAATGTTGAAAGCTCAATTAAGCAACTTCGTAAGATTCCAAAGATTATGGAGTCCATTGCGGCTATTGACGCATCCAAAATTGGCGAAGTGTTTACAACGTTGGCAACGCAAATTCAACCGTTTCTTGCCATGCTTAAAGAAGCGGAGTCATCACTGATCGCTTTTGAAGCTGCGATGCACCAGCTTAATAAAAAAAGCAATTTAAAAAATGTAGAAAAATCTATTTCAAATGTAAATAAAGAAGCCAAGAAATCGCCGTCTTTATTAAAGCGAATGTTTAATATCGGCAAGATCTATTGGTTTTTAAATTACACAAAGCAGCTCGGACAAAGCTTTGCAAATATAGTCAATAATGCAATTGATTACGTTGAAACCGAAAACTACTTTGCAAGAGCTATGGGAGAAGCTTATGAATCGGCCAACAGGTTTCAGAACAAAATCGCAGAGGCGTATGGTTTAGCAACAACTGAAACCATGAAGTACCAGGCTACATTCATGAATATGATGAATTCAATCGGAGGGTTGGGCGCAAAGACAGCAGAAAAACTGTCAGAGACGCTGTCAATGATGGCCGTTGATTATGCGTCTTTATATAACACCTCTATTGAATCTTCAATGACGAAATTTCAGGCCGCCTTGACAAAGCAAGTACGTCCGATTCGTTCAACATCGGGTTACGATATCACTCAAGCGACCTTACAGGAAAGCTTGCAGCAACTTGGTATTTATGATCGCTCAGTTCGTACATTATCGCAAATTGAACAGCGTTTATTGATCATCTATACTTTACAGCAGCAGATGGCAAATTCGAGCGCTATGGGCGACTATGCACGAACGATCGAGAATGCGGCAAATCAGCTCAGAGTTCTTCAACAGCAGTTTAAAGAACTGACGAAGTGGGTTGGTGGAATATTCTATCAAGCCTTAGAAAAGGTGCTTCCATACATTAATGCGGTGGTCATGGTTCTAAAAGAATTGGCAAAAATGGTTGCTATTTTCTTTGGATATAATCCAAATTCTTCGGGATCTTCCGGGGTTGGAAATATACTTGATGGATATGGCGACAGCGCCGAAGACGCAACGGCAAAAGTTGAAGATCTTGAAAAAGCGGTAGACAACATGAATGCCATGGGAATTGATGAACTCAATACCTTTTCGAAGGATACGGGCGGATCCAGCGCTGATCTTGGTGGTATGGGTATTGATGATCGAATTCTCGCTGGACTGATGGACTATGACGGCTTGATGGGCGACGTTCAAATGAAAGCTGAGAAGATCCGTGATGCAATCATGGACTGGCTGGGATTTGATAAAATCCTCAATGACGACGGCTCTGTTTCCTGGATTTTGAGAGATGGGCCAACAAACATCGGCCGAATCATAACTGGTTTAAAAGTCGCTGGCGCAATCATTGCAGGTTGGATTTTATCAACGCCGCTCAGACGTTTCATCGAGCTTTTCTCTGGCGATAATAAATTTTTCAAAGGATTATTTAACATAGGAGACTTTTTCAAAAGGGTTGATGGACCCGGAATTGATTGGAGCAAATTGTTTCACTTCGACGCACTCACAAAGAGCCTGAGCGGGATCTTCTCAAACCTTGGTAGTCTGGTTAAAAACTCAAAAATTGGAAAGGCTGTAGGATCTGCCGGCAAAGGCTTAATGGATGGTCTTTTGAATAGTAAGGCGGTTACGCTACTGACATCCAAGCTTGCGGGACTAAAAGCCGCTTTCTCTGGGATATCATCAACTGTCGGACTTATTTCAGCGGAGTTCGCAAACCTGTTTGCACCTTTCATTCAGTTTATGCAGCCATTCGTTCAGTTTATTTCAGCCTTTGTTACCAGTCCCGCTTTTATCGCGGCGTTCTTTGCCGCTCTAATTGGAGGTTTCATTTACCTTTACAACACAAGCCAGAATTTCCGTAATTTTGTTGGACAGATCATTGATACAATCGTTGAAAAATTTAATATATTTGTGACAACGATTCAAGCTCTGGGAACCCAGCTGTGGGAACAGGTCATCAGTCCGATTATCGATTTGATTGGGAAAAAGCTGAGCTGGTTATGGGAAAATGGTTTTAAAGATCTTGTAATAAATCTGACTGGATTTATTGGCCTTGTAGTGACATCCCTATTTGATCTCTGGAATAACGTTCTTGCACCACTCATTTCATGGTTAATAGAACTCCTTGCACCGACGGTTATCGGTGTTGTTGATACGATCTTGGGAGTTGTTCAGACCATCGTAAAAACAGTTAGCGATGTTGTTGACGCTGTTATTACCATTCTTAAAGGTATAATCAAATTCATTACTGGTGTGTTTACTGGAAATTGGAAAATGGCGTGGGAAGGACTTGGCGATATTTTCACTGGCATTATGAATGTTATTATTTCTGTGTTTGAAGGAATGATCAATTTCATTATTGATGGAATTAATGGGTTTTTAAATTTTTTGAATGGATTGATTTTGGGGGTTGCGTCTTTGCCGACGCTTGATTGGGTTGCTAATTTTGTGCTTGGTACATTACCTCATGTACATCTGGATCGTATTGGTAAGAAAATTAGTTCAAGTAGTTCTGCCGGCGCTGATTCTATGTATGGCTATGCCGAGGGTGGTTTTCCGGATCGTGCTGATATATTCTTCGCCAACGAAGATGGTATACCTGAGTTGGTAGGCAGAATTGGTTCTCAGACAACTGTCGCGAATCAGGAACAGATTATCGAAGGCATCAAGCGAGGTGTAATGGAGGCAATGGCGGCTGTTGACAGTGGTGGAGATATTAACTTGAATCAAACGATTGAACTGGACGGCGAACCGATTTATCGTAACCAGCAGAAAATCAAAAAGAATAGGGGTTATAACTTCGGATTGGAGGGGATTGACTGATGAATAAAAACTATGGATCTGCACCAGTGTGGTTGTTTAATGGCATCCCCGCCCCAATTCCGATGGGGCAGCTCAAGATTGTCGGGTCGCAGCTCGTTGATAGTAAACGCAACGGCCGAGCGGAAGTCGTTGCTCAGAAAATCAACCGTAGGATGCGGAAATATGATTCCGTTCAATGGAGCTATTTAACCTATGATGAATGGCAATGGATTATCCGAAATGTAGAAAATTTTGAAGTGAATTTAACCTTTTGGGATGAATATGAAAATCGTATTATTACCAGAAGGTTTTATTTTGGCGATGCCAGCGCAACTCCGTATGAATGGGATAGTGTATCGTATTCAGTGGCAAAACCACTAAGCTATATTAACTGCACCGTAAATATAATTGACATGGGGTATTGATTATGAAAATGACAAGCAAAGCTTATCGTGAGGAAATCAATCAGCCTGTGCGCGGGATGTTTGCGGTTCGTGTATCTGTTGGTGTTGTCAGTATGGATGCTCAGACCAACGCCAAGATTAATAATCCAAGTGATTATTTCATTTCTGACGCAAAGATTTTCGACGATAGAGAAATCCTTTTTCCATACGCTTCTTTTGAATTTGACCAAGCATCGGCTGATGGATCGTCTTTTTTTCCTCCAGAAGGAGATATCGATGAGGCTTTATTTAATGGATATATTGTTGATGCCCTTTCTGATGAGGAGGGGAATATTAATGTCACTATTGATTTTTCCTTTCCGTCAGATGTTCAACCTTTGGAAGTTAAAGGACTTACGCTTGATTTTGGAGATTATTCTCATCCGACAAATTTTGTTGTGCGATGGGATGAAGGAGCTAAAGAGTATAGTAACGAAGTAGGTTATTTCTCTGATGAAACGACAGTTTTTTCAGGTATTAGAAATCAATTCTCAATCACATTCAGCAAGATGAGTGTGCCGCACTCAAGGTTGCGTATACGCTACATGATGTTTGGTGTCGGTCTACTTTATGATGACAGTATTATCCAAAAAGTATCGCTAAAGACCTATACAAACCCCGTGTCAAACAAGCTTCCGACCGTTGATATGTCGATGGATATCATCAACAAGAATTATGAGTATGATCTTGAAAATCCATCATCCAGAATTAATTTTCTGGAAGAACAGCAGGATGGATATCTGGCTTTCGGGTATCAATTGAAAAGCGGAACATGGGAATGGTTTAACATGGCTTCCGCAAAGCTTAAAACTTGGTCTGCTGAGCAATATACAGCAAATTTCAAATTTGAAGGATTGCTTAACTTCTACGATGCAGATTATTACAAAGGAATTTACAGCGATTCAGGACGCTCTCTGTATGATCTGTTTATTGATGTTGTGACGGATATGGGATTGGACCCTTGGCAATATGCAATAGATGATTACTACAAAACAATTGTCACACATAATCCCATCCCAATTTGTAAACACGCTGAAGCGCTTCAAATGATTGCGAATGCCGGCCGGGGATATCTTTCTTATGATGCCAATGGAGTGCTCGTGCTGAATACTAATTTTATTCCTGATTATTCGTTTTCCGCTGAGGACAAAGCTCCATACAGCAATGTATCCCTACTAAAAAAAGGGTGGAATAATCACTATGCAACATTCGGAAATAACGAAACAGATCAAGAAAGTTTCTTTCTTCCGGAAAATTCAGATTACATTGATATCGCGTATGTATCACGATCAATGTCTGATTCATCAGGATCTTTTACGAAGGCCCCTGAAATAACGATTAACCTTGAGTCTGGCCTTGTGACTATGGGGATTATTTTAGAATTTGGAAATACGATTGCGTCTGAGTTTGAGGTTTGCACCTATTTAAAAGGTCAACAAGTGGAAGTAAAGCAATATAAAAACACATCCTCTTTCATTAACTGTAATCGAAGTTGGCAGAAATTCGACAAGGTTATCCTGCGCTTTTTGAAATCGTCTGAAGGAAATCAGCATATCTGCGTAAATCGAATCAGTTTCGGCGAACTCTCAGATTATTACATCAGTTTTGGAGAGTACATTGAGAAAACGCCAAAAGGAACAGTTGAAGAAAAAATTAAGACACTGTATGTTACGGCGACACGTTTCGCAAAACAAGGTGTCGAGGAAGAAATATCATCAGTCGACTTCTCATCGACGGAATCGGGCCTCTATGAGACGATTACGTTTGATGAACCCAGATATGATATCCGGGTCGAAAACGCCACTCTGATTGAATGTGGAAGCTATTATGTAAAGATTCAATACGCTGCGGTAACCGAAGATTCTACAGCTCATATTTACGGAAAGAAGTTTGCTTTAAGTTACGTGAATGTCGGTCGGATGGTGCATGAAAAGGGAACGGATAAGTATTTCAGCAACGATCTTGTAGATGATGTTGGACAGGCGAAGCTCATGGCAAAATGGCTTGGTGATTATGTGTTTGAAAACAAGCAATATGAGTTCAATTGGCGTGGAGATCCATGCGTTGATAGTAACGATATCATTTATATTCAAAACAGGTTTAATGATCGAATGCCTTTCCGGATCATGAACAATGAGGTTACCTACAACCAGAACGCATACAGCGGAAAGATTAAAGGGAGGAGAGTTTATGTGGACGCAACCGAAGATAAATTGGGATATCGAGGACAAGATTAATGTTTCAGATTACAACCGGATAAAGAATAATATGCAGTATTTAATTAACCTGGCATACGAATTATATCCGGAATTTGGAATTGTTGCTCTTGGACAAGATAAAACGTATTCAGATTTACCCTACGCGAGTATTTGGAATGCGATAGAAAGAGATATCGATGCAATTTATGCAAACACCTTCCCAATCCAAGACCATCAAGAAACGAATACTTATTATCCTAATAATAAGTATATTTCGGCTATCGACCTTAATCGGATTGAGGCTTTTCAGTTGAAAATGAAAGAATTATTGGAAAATCAAAAAAGAGGACGTCATCGTCTCTCTTTTAGATTAGGGGGTGATCTATACGCTTAAAACGAATTACAAAGACGATATATTCTCTGGCTCAAGGAAATATACTCTTGTTGAAAATCCGGACGGAACAATTTCTCTTGAGGATAAAACGGATTATGTTCAGCAGGGTGATACCTTTGCGGCAAAAGACGCAAACAGTATTTGCCTTGCGATAGGAGTTAAACACGAAACTGAAATCATTGTTCCATCAACCGCAGTTTGGACACTTCTCACGGCTGAAAATGTAGGAACTTTAGATCCTCGCCCAAAGGTAAATCCTGATCCCAGTCTAAAATATCCATATTTTACAGATATTGATTTTGACTGCGATGAAGACGATGAAGTCTATCCTGAGTGGGATATTGACACCGCTGAATTGGGATGTTTGGGAAACTCTATCAGAGTATCGGCTGGCAAATTAAGAATTTACTGCAATGCTGATATGTCCGGGACTCAGCTGCGAGCATACCAATATACACAGAAGAAATCAAATACTGCATCATGAAAGGGATGATTTAA